TGGAACAAGAAATTGAATAAAGCGCATGAGGTGTGAGGAATCACGCCTTTTTTTATGCCGTAAATTTCCGAAAAAATATGTTTACTTTATAACCTTATAAGGTTATAATAAAAGTATCGAACGAAACGAAGGAGGAAAACAAATGAAAAACGTAGCGCAACAAGCGAAAACTTTATTTGATCAAGTAGCATTAAACGGTAAAGGGTTAACAGTTGTTTCTGAAATTCCTAATGGTTATATCGTTTCAACAGCACAAGGGCAAAAATTCGAGGTTGAATGTGTAACTGAAAAGGAAAATTTAGTCGATAAAGGAAAAGTAACAAACGTATTTATGAGATTGACAAAAATTAATGAGCCTAATTTTAAAGGGCCATCACAATCTAACACGCGTTTTTTAGGTGAGGTAAAAGGATGGTAAATGAAATTGACAATTATATGACGATTTCAGAAGCTGCTCATAGGTGGGGGAAAAATGTTGAAACGGTAAAAAGTCGTTTAAAGCCTTCATTGCATGCTGAACAAATTGAAAAAATGAAACGAAAGGGATTGATCAAAAGTTTTCAAAAACCAGACGGTCAGCGAAAAGAATGGATTATAACAAACGAAGCTATGGAAATGTGGTTTGGTGAAAAAATAGATATTGAAAGTGGTAAAGCGCATGAGGTGTGAGAAATCACGCCTTTTTTTGTATTCTCCAACGCCTAAATGTTGGTATAATATAAGAAAATATAGGTAAAGGGGTGGCTGTATATGGCGTTAAATCCGAGACAACGAGCATTTGCAGATTATTACATCGAAACGGGCAACGCTTCTGAATCGGCTGTTAGGGCGGGTTATACGCCCAGCTATGCGAAAGCGCAATCGTATAAGCTATTGGAGAATGTCGGCATAAAGGCCTATATAGAGGAACGCATGACCGAATTACAAAGTACACGGATAGCTGATCAAACGGAAATACTCGAATTTTTAACGGCTGTGATGCGTGGGGAGATTGACGAACCTGTAACCGTGCTAGATGGCGAAGGGTATCAACGGGTGGATTATTTGAAGCCCAGCGCTGGTACACGTAAAGCAGCAGCAGAACTATTAGGCAAGCGCTATAAGTTGTGGACTGAAAAGATTGAGCAGACGGGCCAAATGGTGATGATCGTGGACGATATGCCACTTGATGACGATGAATAACACACTGGTTAAAAATAGTTACGTCAAGAAATCCGTCAAAAAGATTGTGGGGAAAGGCTACAATAAGTTTTGGCATTTCAAGGGGCGCTATAACATTTTAAAAGGTGGCCGTGCCAGTAAGAAAAGTAAGACAGTAGCGCTACGTTGGATAAAGTTGATCACCCAGTACCCTAACGGGAATCTATTGGTTGTACGTCAAGTAGACCGTACAAACCGTGATAGTACATTCGCTGATTTAAAATGGGCTGCTACGGTGTGGGAAGTCGATCACCTATTTAAGTTTTCCACCAGCCCGCTAGAAGCCACATATTTACCCACTGGACAAAAGATACTATTCCGTGGGTTAAACGACCCTATGAGCATTACGTCCATCACAGTAGAAAAGTGTTCATTATGCTGGTTGTGGGTTAACATTTCGGCACACATTAAACCGCTCTAATTCATGGGACACCCTAACGAATAGGACGAGGGCAATCATGAGCGAAGTTTTGTTTTATACATTATCTGGATGTGATATGATAGGTATATACCACACACAAAAGGATGATGAAAATGGAAAGATGGGAACCGATCAAGGATTTCGAAACGCGATATTTAATTAGTGATACTGGGAAGGTTATGAGTTTAGTTACAAACCAGTTGATCAGTAAGAACCGAAAGACGAAAGATGGATACATGAAAGTGACGCTTAGAAAAGATGGAAAAGCGCATGATTTCAGAATACATCGATTAGTAGCGCTGCACTTTATCGAAAATCCTCATAACAAGGAAACCGTCAATCATAAAGACGGCGACAAAACAAACAATCACGTTGACAATCTGGAATGGGCGACGCGAGAGGAACAAGTTCAACATAGTTATGATCTAGGATTAAAGAAAGCGCATAGGGGCCATACAAATAAAAACGCTAAACTGACAGAAGAACAAGTAAAAGATATTAGGCGTTCTTATCAAAAACATAGCAAAGGCCCCAATAGTTCGGTTCAGCTTGCTAAAAAATACGGTGTATCACATCGCGTTATTCTAATGATCGTGAAAAATCAATCCTATGTATAAAACGAAAAACGTGCAACGACTATCCTTTATGGAGTAGGTTCCAAGTGGAATCGAAACGGGCGGGAGCGCTCATATGTACGGGCGCTTATGATATAGTCTGAACGTCTATGGAAACATAGAGAGGATATACGGAAACGGTATATTCGTAACACAAAGCGAAGAAGCGTACCAAGTGTATGACGAGGACGCATTTAACAAATTGGATATGTCCATTCGTGGCCGTACCGATGGGGTATTCAAACAAGTTGTTCTATCCTTCAACCCGTGGAATGAGCACCACTGGATAAAAAAGCGCTTCTTTGACATTCCTAATCATGAGGACAAGTTGGCACAAACGACCACCTATTTATGCAATGAATTTTTGGACGAATCCGATCTACGCCTATTTACCGATATGAAAGAGCGCTTTCCACGCCGTTACAAGGTAGAAGGTCTGGGAGATTGGGGCATATCAGAAGGGGTTATTTTCGATAACTGGAAGGTTGAGGATTTCGACTATCGAGATATTGCCAGATTAACAGGGTACGAATCTGTTAACGGGCTAGATTTCGGGTTTACGAATGACCCGACCGCCTTTATTAATGCGCTGGCGAATCCAAAAACGAAGATGCTGTATATTTACGACGAGCATTATGAGAAAGGTATGGTCAATAAAGACATATCCGATATGATCAAGCGTAAAGGATATGCAAAAGCGCAAATAACGGGTGATAGTTCAGAACCTAAATCACTGGAAGAAATCAGACGCGAAGGGATACCACGCATCAAGCCAGCTGTGAAAGGGCCAGATAGTGTGCGAGCAGGAATCCAGCTATTGAAAGAGTATACCATTATTGTGCATCCGTCATGCGAGCATATCCAGATTGAATTAAGTAACTATGTCTGGGATACCGCAAAAGACGGCAAGCTGCTGAACAAACCAATTGATGATTTTAACCATTTAATTGACGCGCTACGTTACGGTATGCAAAACCTTAACCGTGGTGGCGGGTTGACCGTAGGGAAACGTATTACACGATAAGGGGGAACTACAATGAATTTTGAATGGACATATGAAATGGAATTGCTGGACGCTGGCGATCGTAGCGTTGATTTGGTACGCCATATCATCGAAACACGAAAAGCGCGATCGATCGAAATGGAACAACTCTATAAGCGCTATTGCGCAAAGGAATTGCCAATACATGGCCATGAGCCAGACGACCCGATGGAAGTAAACAATAAGATCAACAATGATTTTTTTGGGGAAATTATCGATATTAAAACAGGGTACTTTGCGGGTATACCAGCAACCTATACATTCCCTAGCCAAACGAAAGCGCTAGACGATTTTATTAAGTATAACCGCATGAGTGATTTAAACGCTGAATCAACCAAGATGGCTGCTATTTGCGGATTTAGCACACGGGAATTGTATCTGGATAAAAAGACACAACGCTATAAGCTGGTGAATATCAAGCCGTGGGAAAGTATCTTGATAGGTGAAAATGGCATTGATGAAGCAGAATACCATATACGTGTATACAATGTCCGTAAATTTAACGATACCGAAATTCGCGTTGAATTAACGGATGGAAAGCATTACTACTTTTACCGTGGAAACACACTGGAAGGATTGAAAGCAGAAGGTAGTCAACCGCAATTTTTCGGTTTTTGTCCATTTGCGGGATTGATGAACAATGAGGAATTAATGGGCGATGCTGAAAAAGCGCTATCCGAAATTGATGGGTACGACCGTGTGCTTTCAGATACCAATAGTGAGTTCGAAGCGTTCCGCGCTGCATACCTAGCCTTTTTCGGGGTAGATGGACCAGCTACGGATGATGAAGGAAACGAAGTGCCGATTTCCAAAAATCAAACGTTCTACTTTAATTCAAATTTAAGCGGTGGCAATCAAGACGCGAAATTCATCACCAAGACTATCCAGACGGATGCGATTGAAAAGCATCTTGACCGCTTGCATAATAACATTTATCGCTTCACCAAAACGCCAGATTTCAGCGATGAAGCATTTAGCGGAGCGCAAAGCGGTATCGCGCTTAAACATAAATTGCAACCACTGGAAAACAAGACAGCCGACTTTGAACGAAAATTCGTTTCATTTCTAATCCGCCAGTTTGAAATCTTGAATGGGGTGTGGGCGAAAGAGAGACAAGGCTTTGACCCGTTAGCCATCGAAATGAAGTTCACCCGCAATTTCCCGAAAGATTTGCTCACAGAAGCGCAAACTTCATTAGCGCTCAAAGGTTTGGTTCCAGAACTAATCAGACTACAGCAACTATCGTTTATCGAAAATGCACAAAAAGCGCTTGATGAATTGAACGACGAAAAAGAAGCCTATGCGGAATTATTTATGACGGGTGGTGGTGCAAATAATGATCAACCTAAAACAAGCAGCACAGGAAATCCAAAAGAGACTAACAGCCTACCAAAAAAAGATGATGCGGGAACTACGAAATGAGTATCAAGCCATCTTAACCGAGGTACTGGGCGAATTGGGCCAGCTGTATGCGAAGGTCGACAACGGGGAAAAGCTGGACTACAAAGACGTGGTTCGGTTCAACGATATTGAGCGCCTACAATCGCGTGTCATGGCTCAAAGCGTCCGTTTAGGTACATTCCATCGAGAGAAGATGCAAAAGCTATTAGAGGATTCCTACGACTTTTCATATAGCTTTATGTCATACGTGGTGGAAATGGAAAAGCAAGTATTGTTAGCAAATGCAACGCCTAATTTACCCTATATTTTAATGCAAGTGTACGACAATCCAATCACGGGTTTATATTTGCCTACAGCGCTGGAAAGTAACCGTAAAAAGATTGTGCAGGACATTAACGGGGCCATTGAGGACGGTCTTAAACAGGGGGAAGCATATGGGAGTATTGCAAAGCGTATCCAAACAGCATTTTCATCTAGTTATGATCGGGCGACCACAATCGCGAGGACAGAGGTACACCGCGTTAAAGAAAGGGCGACGATGGAAAGCGCCGTAAACATCGATAAGCAAGGCATACGGATGGGAAAAACGTGGCGATCAATGCAAGATGAACGGGTACGCCATACCAAACGCGCTGATCATACCCACATGAACGGGCAGCATATACCAGTCGAAGATATGTTTGTGACCATTACAGGCAAACAGGGCATGACAGCGGGTAACATTGAAAACAGCCCAGAAGATAATATAAATTGTCGTTGCATCGTTACCTATCGCATATTGCGTATTGATAAGATGCCAGAAAAACAACAGCTGAACAAAACATTTGAGGATTGGCAACAAATGAAACGGGGTGCTTAGTATGTCAAAAGATTTAGTTGTAAACGGTGAAACAAGTGACGGGTATCATACATTTAATGAATTGTACTACCACCGTATGATCTTATTTTCTGTTATCTGTAACCAAAACAAGGAACGAGCATGGAAAAGCAAATTGCATCATGATGGGACGATGTACGATTTTTATTTCATTGTGGGTATTACGACTAACGAGGGGGATTATACGTATCATTACCATATAGACAACTGGGATTATTTCAACGTGAAAGAAGTTGAACGAGCGCCAGAATGGGACGGACACAAACCTAGTGACATTACAAGATTAATTTCATTGGGTGAATAAGTACATTATTCCTTTTTTAGTAAAATTCTTTTATACTATCAGTAGTAAAAATATTTGAGGGTGAGCGCTACGGAACTATTTATAGGGTCATAGGGTTTCAAACTCATAGGAGGATTACACATGAAAATCAATTATCCATTTGCAAAACCGATCTTTGAAAACTTTACGGACAAGCCTAAACTATTGCCGATGAAACTACAATTCTTTTCCGATGCAGGGGGAGAAGGTGGCGACGGTGGCGGTGAAGGTGGAACCGGTAGCGGAGAAGGTGGCGACGGTGGAGAAGGGGACGACCCGAAAATTTCACCCGAATTGCAAGCGCTAATTGATAAGCAGATTCAAAGTGCTACAGATCGTTTGCGTACTGACTATACCAAACAGTTGAAATCAAAAGATGATCAGTTAGCCATTTTGAAGAAACAAAGCATGACAGCTGAACAAATTCGCGACCAAGAAATTGAGGACGCGAAAGCAGAGTTAGCGAAACAACGTCAAGATTTAGCAGAGCGCGAAAATAAATTGTATGCCATTGATGCACTGGCAGAGGTAGGGATGCCAAACGGCTTTTTACCATTCGTGGTTACAGGCGACAATGAGCAAACCAAACAGCGCATCGCAGAATTAAAACCACTGTTTGACAAAGAAGTGGCCGCAGCTGTGAAAGTGGAATTAGCGAAAAGTGGGAAAGACTACCAACGCGGTTCTAATAACGGCCCACTTACAAAAGAACAATTTAATAGTATGAGTTACCAAGAACGTGTGAAATTGTTCAACGAAAATCCAGACTTGTACAATCAATTTACGAGTTAACCAAAATATCAAATAGATAGGGGAATGAACATGAAAACAAACGGTTTATTGAGAATGAACCTTCAAACGTTCGCAGCAGGGCAAACGGGTATTGGAAACCTAGTTAACCCGCAAGTTATGGCTGATATGATTAGCGCGGAATTACCGAAAGCTATTAAATTCATGCCGATCTTAGACGATGACGCCACGCTTAAAAACCGTGCGGGTACGGAATTAACAGTACCGCGCTATGGTTACATTGGGCCAGCTGTAGACGTTGCTGAATTTGGCGCGATTCCGATTGAGCAATTAGCGTCAAGCACAACGAAAGTGACGATCAAAAAAGCGGGTAAAGGGGTAGAAATTTCAGACGAAGCGGTATTATCTGGACTAGGCGACCCAGTAGGTGAAGGAAAGAAACAATTAAGAATGTCCGTATCTGACAAGATTGACAATGATACACTTGTGGAAATGAAGAAAGCCACATTAACAAGTGGTTCAGCCACGGCTGGTATTGACGTAGCGCTTGACGATGCGATCGTCGCATTTAACGACGAATCGGACGAAACACAAGTAATCTACGCGTTTGTATCACCAAAAGGCTACGCAGCGTTACGCAGATCAGAAGGTTTCAAGCGCTCTACAGACTTAGCAGACCAAACGATCGTATCTGGCCGTATTGGTGACTATCTGGGCGCTACAGTTGTGATATCCAAAAAACTGAATGATGGTGAAGCGTTTGTTGTGAAGCCGAAAGCTCTAGTTCTATTGCGTAAACGCGATCTTGAAATGGAAAAAGACCGTGACATTGTACACAAAACAACGATCGTAACAGTCGATCAGCATTTTGGCGTTTATTTAAAAGATACAACGCGCATTGTAAAAGTAACACATAAACCATTAACATAATTTAAAAAGGGTCTGGTTCACAGTGAACTAGACCCTTTAAAAAAAGGAGCGATTGCAATGGGAATGACTTCTATCCGTAGATGGCGTGAAATCCAAGACCAAACGGGTGAGCGCGAAAAGACTGAAACAGACGTGAAAAACGAAGAAATGTTAGAAGATATGTTAGATAAAGCGCCCGTTGGTGGCAAGAAAGCACCATCAGACGATTCAGACGCGTCAAATAGCAACGAAACAACTGAGCAAGATGAAACAGACGTAGACGTTAAGAAAAAGCCAAAAACGAAGAAATAAGCATAGAAAAGGAGTGTTAGCAAATGAAACTTGCTGAACTTAAAACACTTCTAGGCATACCAAGTGGGGATACTAGTAACGATAGTATCCTTTCTTTGTATCTAGGAGCAGCACTGGAAGAAGCACAGCGCTTTGCCAACTTATATGACTGGGTAACGTACAATGAAAATACAGACCCGAACAAGACCCTGCCTAACATGATGAAATTAGGCCTATTGAGTTATGTAAAAACGATGCAGCATTTGGACGAAAATAGAGGGGTGCAATCTGAATCAATGGCGGGTATGTCACAGACGTTTTTAAATGCGTCAAATAGTGAAGTCTTTGCCGATGCGTATAAATATTGGGGCGGGTTCCATCAGAACACCCTAGTTGCACGCCCAGCGCTACGAAATAGAGCCGACGCAACCCGTGGTATTGCGATCTATGACGAAAACATTCAAGACGTTCGTGTGCTCACTGGAAAGGCGGTAAAATTATAATGCCTATTCGAATCCGCGATCGGAACCAAATACCAGAAGTCGTTGCAAAGTTAGACGAAATCAACGGGGCTAGAATCACGGTTGGTGTACTGGGTGATGGGGAAAACCACAAACTTGCAGCGATACATGAGTTTGGGGTCACAATCATTGTAACGCCCAAAATGAGAAAATTTCTAGCAGCAAAGGGGCTATACCTCAAAAAGAGCACCACGGTTATTAAAATTCCAGAACGGTCGTTTATTCGCGCTGGCTGGGATTTACACGAAGCCGATGTAAGACGTAAAGCTGCTGAACTAGCGCAGGATATTGTAGATAATGGGATTAGTGCAGATGATTTCTTAGAAGCGCTAGGAACCGAGGGGAAAGGCTATATCCAAGAATATGCCATCGATCTGCGCGACCCTGCCAATCATCCATTTACGATCGACCAAAAAGGGTCAAGTAATCCATTGATTGATTCGGGTGGTATGGTCGGAGCCATCGATTTTGAAATCAGAAAGTAGGGTGACTATGTTTAATTTTCAGCGCTTGATACGCAAATACAGTGTGACGTTCGGGATTGTGTACCCATCTAACCCAGATGCAAAGCCACAATATGACGATCTAGGGAACAAGATACCAGCGCCCGTTATAACCAAAAATGAAACGGGTGCGCTACTTCCTGTGAACGAACGAATGATTTATCAGTCTGGCGGGCGGTTAACGTCGTCTGATCGTCTTTTATATAGTTTGAACCACCATATACCCGATGGGGCGAAAATCACGTATAAGGGCTATACGTACCGTGTGCAAGAAAAGTTTGACGGTTCAGATTTTGCTGATTTTTCCCGTTACAGTTTAAAGGCGGTGGAACACGTTGATTGATTACAAGAAAATTGCCATTACGTTGAACCAAGTGATTAAAAAGAACACGGGCAATATCACCATTGTTCAGACGAACCAAACAGACGAACAACCCGATTACCCATTTGCATCTTATGGCATCATCAGCCCGTATATCCCCATTACAAGCGCACGGGTAGGCGATACGACCACCGAGGTAGTCGAAATGGTGTTTTCCTATACATTTGTCGCGCTTGACGCATTTGACGCAATGGCGCTTTCTCAAAAGGCAGCATCCGCATTTAAACTGACCGCAACTCTACAGACATTGAGCGACCAAAACATTGCGTTTGTTTCGATTTTGGGTACTGGGAGCCGTGACAACTTCATCACGATCGAAACCGAGCGCCGTTACGGGTTTGATATTCGGGTGAGGGTGAAACATTCCGATAGTGCTGAATCAGATTATTTTGACAAAGTAATTACCTAATTTTGTATAATAAGGGAGTAAGTCATTTTTGATGGACAAAGGGGGGCGCTGCATTGCCTAAATCGCGGGAAGGAAGTTGGTACAACGGCGTTATCAAGATGGGGTATTATTCCGAATTGGTCACATTTCACGATGCCACAACCACGCCAAAAGACGGTTTTGAAATTAATACCGATGTATTTAACACGGTAGCGGTTGAGATTTACGGAACAAGCGCATCAAGAACGGTTAACTTTTGGGTAAAGGGGCCAGCAGGGGTTAAACGAGCCATTCAAGGCGCGCGTTTGTCTGATTTATCGCTGCAATCCTCAACCACTGGCACAGGGGAAATATGGACGTTTGATACCACCGCTATTGATGTACTCATTATGGAAGTGGCAGCCGTGGCGGGCGGTAACGTGACGATCAAAGGGAGGGCGACGGTCTAAATGGCTGATAACATTACACGCGCTTATATTAAACGTCATATGACTTCTGGAAACGATGACGGGTCATTGAGTAAAAAGGGTCATGTGCAATTATTGACCAGTACGACTAGTACATCAGAAGCCCACGCCGCCACGCCGAAAGCGGTGCAGATGACAAAGCAAGATTTAGAAATTTTAATCTGGATGGGGGACATGTAAATGCCAGTTACAGCCAAAAAACTCTATGCCAATGCACCCGCCACAACGTTAGCCACTTTATACACGGTTCCAGCTGCTACGACAACGATCTTGAAGAATATCACCCTAGCCAATACAACCGCAACCGCTGCCACCATCACGCTAAATATTGCGGGTCAGCCGTTTATGAACGCTTTATCACTAGCGCCCAATGAAATCCGCGTTGTCTCTACAACCATGAATTTAGCCACGACGGACACGATCACTGGACTACAGGGCACGGCCAACGCAATAAGGGTTCATATCAGCGGTGGAGAAGTCACATAAATAAATTTATAGGCCATCGTGCATGTTTTTTATACATTCTGAATGTGCATGATGGTAAAATATTGATTAGTAGTCAAATAGTTTACGAGGAGGAAATAAAAACATGCCTTTACAAGACGTAGTTGTAACCATTGATGTGTTAAACCCAGCGTCGAAAACAGGTTTGGGAACGCCTGTAATCTTTGTGCAAAAGACAGGAGCACCCACCTATAAAGAGTATTTCACGTTAGCGGGATTAAAAAATGATTTTGCAGATACGACACCTGTATATAAAAAAGCGGATTACATTTTAAAACAGCGCAATAAGCCTAGCAAATTCGCGGTGGCAACATATGACACCGATTTAACCGCGTCATTGACGTTGTTTGCAAATAGACCGTGGCATTTCGCGCTAGTGGCAAATGATCTGTTAGCTGATCAAACAAAACTTGCAACATTCATGAATACGCAATTTTTCCGTTTCGGTGTGTTACAAGCTGCTACCGTAACCGACGTGGTGAAATTTACCGCATTTAAGCGCGTAGCTGCCTTTTATAGCCCAGTAGCGGGGGAGCATTTAGACGCTGCCGCCGTTGGTGAATTAGGTTCGCAAACAGTCGGTTCGATCACTTGGAACTACAAGCCAGTTGTCGGCATTACACCGCAATACCTTACAGACGATGTTATGGCCCAGATCGATAACGGACGCGCTATTGCTTACGTCATGAAAGCAGGACGCGAACAATTATCCGAGGGTTGGTTGACGAACGGCGAATTTATCGACGATGTACATGGTCAAGATTGGGTTAAGGCTGATATGGAAAACGAGATTCAAAACATGCTGGCACAAATGCCGAAATTATCATTCGATTCTGGTGGTATTGGCATGATCAACGGCGCAATGACCACTAGCCTACAGCGCGCGTATAATAACGGCATTGTTGGGAAAACCGCAGAAGGTTTGCCAAACTATACCGTCGTTACATTACCTAAAGAAGCCATTGACCCAGCCGACCGCGCAGCGCGTCGTTATACAGGCGCTTCATTCTCGTATGGCCGTTCTGGCGGTATCCACAACGTCACAGTAAAAGGGCAAGTCCTAGTTTAATAGGACAAGCCATAAAAGGAGGGTAAACGCATGGCAAACGTTTATAGCGCTTTAGACGCATCAGTTAACGTTAAAGGGCGTTACATTACCGATCTAGCAGAAGATACTTTTGTAGGTTGGGAAAAAGACGAGGAAAATATGTCCGTAAAGATGGGCGCGAATGGGAAATCGGCTGTATCACGTATTAACGATACACGCGGAACCATTACCATTACCGTTATGCAAAATAGTGGGGATGCAACGTATTTGAATAAGTTAGCAAATACGGGTGACATTTTCCCGATTACCGTTATTTCTGGGAATGAAAAGGTATCAGCGACAGAAGCATTTGTGAAGAAAACCGCAGACGGTGAACTAGGCCGTGAAATCACGGAACGCGAATTTGAAATCCAATGTTTAGATATGCGCGTTGAATAAATGGGGTTGGGCGCTTTATAGCGCTCTTTCCTAACCTATTGGGGTGACTGGTACATGGCAAACCAAAACAAAAGACAAAGGGAGATGTTGAGATTGGCTAAAAACAGCGGAAAACAAGCAGACGTAACGATTGAAGGAACAAAATTTATTTTGCAACACCCAGGATTCCGTTCAGCTTCACAATTACGCGACCGTTCAAAAAACCAAGCGGGTACGGGATTAAGTGAGGAAAAATACTTTGCTGAACTTATGAAACATGTGGTCGTAGACCCGAAAATTGATTACGACAAAGCAGAGGAATTACTTACACCGAAAGGCTTTTCGGAGTTGATGGACAAAGCATCTACCTTTCTTATGGGCGATCAAGTCTGATTCCTATTACAAAGCACAAGCACGTCAGAATATGTTAATGTGGCGCTTAGTGATGGAAGAAGGTTGTAGCATTGACTACTTCCAAGCGAAGCAAATGGACTTTGACGAAATCAAAGAAGCAAATGCAGCGCTTGATTTTATCATCGAACAAAAGAAAAAAGCGATGAAGAAAAAATAAACATAGAGGGGTTGGGATTATGTCAGCTTTACGAGATACCACCATCATTATTGATCTCTTAGCAGATGCCGACCCTTTGCGTGATATGAATGAAAATATAGATGAAACCATCCGTCGTGCTGAAGAAATGAGCGCAAACCTTGATCAAACGTCCGATCGTATGCGGAATTTTGAGAGGGTCACGCGCTTACGTTCTGACCTAATACGACGGTCTTTTTCTATGTTGGACGAAGAAGCGCAAAGGATGGCTATTGAAATGCAAAATTCACATCACGGAATAAGTCGATCGTTCGGGCGTGTGCAAAGTGATGTGATACGCGCCCAGTACGGATTCCATCGTCTAGGCTTACAAATGGGGCAATATCAAGGAAGTACACGGGATTTTATGAATGACGTACAACGTCTGGGCGATCAATACAGACGGGCGAATGATGCCATGATTAATGCCAATACACAAATGCGCCAATCTATGTTAATGCAAGTCGGAACCTTTATGAATATGACGACACAAGCGCAACGTATACGCGATGTATACGCTAGTACACGAAATCCATTGTTACGTGCCAATGATGCAGGGTTACGCTTTGCAGATGCGCTCAACCGTATGGCGAACCGAGGAAGTGCAGCACAGTTAGCACTGGAACAATTAGGGCCAAACGCCAGCATGAAAGATTTACAAACGCGTATCATGTTAATCAATCAAGGGTTAATGCGGTTCCAAATGGTCGCGCTGGGCGCTGCTATGACTTCTGTGTTTTTCTACGGGGCGATGCACCAAATGGCGATGCAGAACGACGAATACGCCACAAGTTTTAATCAAATGGTTGGAAAATTACGAAAAGCCATTCAACCGATGGTGGACGTATTCATTAGCATCATGACCACGGTATATGATTTCGTCAGCCGTATTTCAGATTTAGTTATCGCCTTTAACCAAGCGCATCCAACGATTGCCCGATTTATTCAAGGTACGATGCTATTGGTTCCTGCTCTTACATTGCTGTTATCTCCACTTGCTGTAGGGGTTGGGTTAATTGCAGGGTTCCGCGCTGCATTGGCTAGTTTATGGATGTTCATAGGCCCAGTTATCACAGGATTAGCAGCCATGAGCGCAACGGTATGGATTGTAGCCGCTGCTATCGTTGGGTTAACCCTTCTATTCACGTACTTATGGCGCACAAACGAGACATTCCGAAACGGTGTTATCACAGCATGGAACGCGATCAAAAGCGCTGCATTGGCGGTTTGGGGCTTCTTACAACCATACATCATGCAAGCAATCGGGGCCGTGGTTACATTCGTACAAGCGAAAATGACCCAGTTACAACAGTTCTGGGCGCAAAACGGCCAAATGATCATGCAAGCCTTACAAAATGTCTGGAATGTGATTGTATCCGTTATACGCGTAGCAACTGGCGTGATAATGGCGATATTCCAGTTCGTTTGGCCTTTCTTGCTAAATATGATCATCGGAATCTGGAACAATATTAAAGGGGTCATAAACGGCGCGATCATGGTTATAACAGGGGTTATCAAGTTTTTCAGCGCCATTTTAACGGGGAATTTCGGCGCAGCGTGGCAAGCAGTTAAGCAAATCGTAATGGGCGTTGGCAGCTTTAT